GTCTCTCCATCGGCGCTATATGTTATGTCATCGCCGACGTCGCCAAGGTAGATGACAAACGGAAGGCTCGCGTTCTGCGGTGCCCTAAGCGGATACACCCGCGCACCAACAAGCGCCGCCACGGCTGCGTTATTCACCAGTAGGCTTCGGACTGACTTACCGATTGGCATTCCTGGCGGCCTCCTTCCGTATGTTTTCCCACAGGAACTTGTGGGCCCGCTTCATCACTTCGCCGCGTTTGCTCATGTACGCCGGACGCACAAACGGCTTTGCCGGCATGGTCCCCGTTGGGTATTTGCCAGGCTTGTCATTCCTGAAGCGCCCGCCCATCCTCGTGCGGAACCGCTCGCCCGTTCCGAACTCTACGAGATGCGCATGGGCCCCAGCCGGGTACATCGGACCTACCATCACCACCACAAATCCGCGTCCATACTTGCGCACTCGCTTTCCGATACTCTTCTTCAGTACGCCCTTGCCAAGCTTCAGCTTTCTCGCGTGTGTCGGGCCAACAGGAGCGCGCCGTTTCATTGCGGTCACCATTGGCGCCAACGCACGACTGACAGCACGGGAAGTGATCTTGCGTTCTACGCTATCGCTGAGCGCAGCAAGTGAACGCATCAAGGCCTTGTCGCCACGAAGGTCGATCGTTACTTCCGGTGCCCAGCCCATTAACTCACGTCCTCTCTGCACACCAGCTCGTAATCGATGTCCCGATCATCGACGTTGACGATCCCTATCACCTCAAGCGTCCGGTCCCGATGGACAATACGGCTGCGGCTCGTCAGGTCCGGGTTATATGGCATTGTCACCCGGTGCGTAGCCCCTGCGTCCCGTTGGGCTGCCGTAATATCTTCGTCAGTGCTCAGCGTCCGGACCGATGCCCATTCCTTACTGGCAACGGAGAATGTCAAGGTGACCTCGCCCGAGTCCGACTGCGTCTCGGTTGGGTTGTGTACCTCGACTAGATGTATCCGTCGCCCAGCCCGTTTCATTACGCACTCCCAGCAGCAAGAACGATGCTATATGCGGCGTCCGCATCGGCACTCGACAAATCCAATTCCTTATGCGTAGCGTCGCACGTCTCCGCCTGTTCAGCGAGATAGGCGCCATACGTTTGCCCAGGTAGAACCATTATCTGCCCGTTGGCATCGCCGAAGAGGTCGTAAGGGTTAGCCGCCCCAATGTCGACTACAACCCCGGCGCTATTCGTGCTCGGACATTCGATCTTCACGAGCTTCACCTTGAGGGCGGTGAAGGTGACGTCCGGCAAGTTGCTGCGGGGCAACGCTGTCAGGTCGATGGTAGCCACACCCGCCGCCAGGGCGCCAGTGTTAGACCACGCCTTCGTAACGTCTACCGTTGACGCTCCGCTTATCGTGGCCCGGGTCGCGCCGATGTCGTGCGTGATGGTAGGATCACTAACATCGGTCAGGCCAAGCGCCACCTCCTCCTGCACTACGATGCTGATGTCATAGGTTGCCGTTACCGACATAGTTGAACCCCTTACCGCTTAACGTCTTTTGGTATGCCTGTCGCGTGGTAATCACGCGCATACTGATATACAGGCTTCATGTCCTCGCCAGGCCACATGACCAGCTCTTGTACGTGACCCACCACGATCCTATTGGCCAGGCCGATCGTATTGCCGACCGCCTTCCACCGCTTCCAGAAATCTATATCAGAGTCGACGCGTCCATCGGCCCACCGTCCGTCGGTGTTCGGGACTTCGAGCATCCACGGCCTCGGCAGTGCTCGCAGCTTGTCAGCCCTGAACAGCGTCAGACCGAAGTGCCCTGTATCTACGCCGGTAACGTGTCTCTTGAAGTCAGCCGCCCAAACCTGACCACGTGGTCCGCCGTCCCCGTTCGTCATGCCGAACAGCATTGTGCCGTCGCCACGATTCAACTGCATCGGGACGAGAGCGTCCCACTCGGGCAATGCTTCCGCCAGGTGGTAGAGGCCAACAACGTCATCGCGCGAAAACAGCGTGTCGTAATCCGTCGTCAGCACGTATCGGCAATCATCCAACGCGATGACCGTTTCGACGATCTCGCTGAGCACGTGTGACCAGTACACGCCCTGGCCCATCACGCACTTGATGTTGAGAGCACCGAATGCCGTAGACGCACATTGCGTATGAGACATCGGGCCGTAACGTGGGCACGATAAACAGGCATAGACGCCCGTCGGCAAACGGATGTCAGAAATCGGCTTGAAGCCCATCAGGTTCAGGCTCACCTCTAGTGCCGCACAATCGTCAATGATGGGCTTCCACGGTCCTATACGTTCCAAGCCGCAATTGACCATCAGCTCTTGCAAGGCCGTGTAATCGAAGATGCAGCCGTGGTGGTCGTTTGCGTCTGTGTGGCCGCCCATCGTGTAGCCTTGAGACGGGATCGGCACACCACCTGCAATCTGTTTCGCAATCCATTGGAAGTCGGGCACCGCAAGCCGTATCCGTCCACCCGGCTTGAGCTTGTCGATCCAGTGCTTGAGCACAGTTACAACGGCACCGTTGTGTGAGAAGTGTTCGAGTATATGGCTGGCGTATATCTCGTCTACCGTCCCATCCTCGTAGGGCAGCGGATAGACCTCGTTGCCGTTCCTGCGATCGATAGACGTAAAGCCCGGAAGCGGCTTGTCGCCTGCTCCGAGGTTCAGCCTAATCAGATCGTCGCCCATAAAGCCTCCCTAAATCTGCGGGACCGAATAGGCCCCAAGCATCACGTCCATATTGTTAAACGGCATCGGGAACCGCGCGTCGATGGCTGACGCGTACGGCCCCATTCGGTCGTACATCACTTCCACTGCAAGCCGCAGCCCCTGGAGCCATGGCTCGGGGATCAGTGTGGCTGCGGTATAGCCGGCAACGAATGTCAGCGTCACAGCGTTGTAGCCGTCGTCCTCTACGTCACTCGGCCAGCTAAGCCCTTCGTATGGTTTAATGGTGGCGAACATGCTTTTCGAGTCGACAACAAAGTCGGTACCTTCCGTGATCGGGGTTTCGACTCCGTTCTCGTTCGTATAGGTCAGCGTAGTCACCGTGACGTAAGGCGGGCGCGGGATGATCAGTGGCGTCTCGAAGCGTTCCCAGTATGTCTTCCAGGTGGTCGTCAGGAACGTCATGTCGTTGACGTCCTCATAGTACGTGCGCGCCACCTGGATGTACTTTTCGATGATCGTGTCTTCGGCTGTTTGTCTCACGCGCCCATGCTCGCGAAAGTCAGCCGCCGTCATCGGTACTAGCGTTGCCTCTGCTGATCGTTCTACCGCGTTGTGCATATCCGGCTCCTAACGCCGCGCTTCTTTGGGGATGCCGTTCTTCTGAAAGTCTGCCACGTATTGATATACGGGCTTGTGCATGTCCGGACCTGGCCAAGTGACAAGCTCTTGCAAGTGGCCTACCATAACGCGATTGGCCAAGCCAAGCTTATTGCCGGACGCTTTCCAGTGCGTCCAGAAGGCAATATCTGGATCGACACGCCCCTCACCCCACGAACCAGTAGGGTCTGGCTGTTCAGTCATCCACGGTTTAGGTAACGCACGCAGAGACGCGGCGCGAAACATCGTCAATCCAAAATGTCCATAGTATGCCGCGGATACATGCTTATTGAAGTCTGCTGCCCATATCTGGGACCGCTGCTTGCCGGCACTGTCCACCATGCCAAACAGAGTCGAATCGTCCGATCGCTTTTGTTGGATGGGCATAATGGCGTCCCATTCCGGCAAGGCTTCCATGAGCCTATACAGTTCGAGCACTTCGTCTTTTGTGAACAGAGTGTCATAGTCACAGGTCAACACATACTTGCATGTGTCCAGTGCGATGCAATCCTCCAGTAATTGCGTCAAGACGTGCGACCAATAGGCACCCTGGCCCATCTCGAACCCGATCGACAGTTGCGCAAACACGCCCATAGCGCACTGCATGTGAACCATCGGTCCGTAGCGTGGACACGATAGGCAGGCATAGACGCCTTCGGTTGTAATCATACCCATCGCAGGCTTGAACCCCTGAAGGTTCAAACTAACTTCCATTGATGCACAATCTTCGACCACCGCCTCCCACTCACCGATGCGTTCCAGGCCACAGTTAACCATAATCTCTTGCAGCGTTTCGCGGTCGAAGATCATCTTGTGGAAGTCGTTATCGTCCGTCTGCCCACCCATCACGTAAGGCTGTGCAGGAATAGGAACGCCCTGCTTGACCTGATCCACAACCCAGTTGAAATCCGGCACGGCGATTCTGATTCGACCGCAGGGCTTCAACTTCTCGACCCAATGCTGGAGCACGACGGACACTTCACCAATGCCGAAGTGTTCCAGTATGTGCGACGCGTAGATTTCGTCCACGCTGCTGTCGTCGTACGCCAGTGGATAGACTTCCTTTCCATCCCTCCTGTCGATAGAGATGAAGCCTGGCAGTACGCTGCGCCCAGCTCCTAGATTCAGTTTAACCAACTCGTCAGTCATGCAACCTCCCGTTTCTCTGCTCGTTCTCCACGGATCTTTTTACCAAACGTCGTTTGGTACGCGCGGATGGCCGCGCCATACATATTCTCAAATCGGTCCAACAAGTACGGCGGGAATTCGTCACGCCATTGTCCAGACTGGCCGCTGCGGAAAAACTTAGGGTGCGACGCTTTCAGCGTGTCGAACGTCGGCGCATCTTCATACGTCTGCATGAGCCCCAAGTCACCTTCGGCATTCAACGCCTCGACGGCATCCGTAACAACCTTGACCGGGTCAGCAACAAGATCGTCGAAGTGGATCAGTTGCGTCGGGCGACCCAGCCACGTCACGAGGTGTTGGCCCCATGAGCCGCTAGGCCCGCTGCCCGCTATCACCTGTTCTAGGATCTCCCAGTGCTTACCGTAAGCATTGCGAAAGTTCTTTAGAAAATGCGCATAGCTCACCATGGTGTCCCGTGGGTCGCGCACAAGGTGAATCGCAGGCATTGAACCACAGGCCGGTATGACGCTATGCGTCTTTACAAACTGGTAGCCAACGTCAGTGAAACATTCAAAGGGATACAGGCGACCTGCTGGAAACAGGTCGCCTGTAGCCGTCCACTCGTTCTGATTGGTCGTGTAGGTCGGCACCCCATACAGGCGTTCAATAACGAGACGCAAGAACGTCACGCCGGAACGCGGATAAGATGCCAACCACACGACTGGAATCTGTGAACCCATAAACCCTCAGTTACCCGAAGAACGCCTTCTCACAGTTGCATTCGGCATCCGTGTTCGGCATCTCGTCGTTCCGGAACCTGTGATACCACGCCGCGGCGACCTGAGACGTAGCCGCCATCCGCGACACCAACCTCGCATACCGCTTGCGTCCAACCCACGGAATACCAATCTGATAGGTATTGATAGTGGATGCCGCACGCAGAGCAGTTGCGAGCGTGTAGTCCGTACCAGCCACCCATCCGGAGATTGTCGCAAAGTTCGACGCATCGGTCGTATCTGCGTCCTCCACATGGAAGTTGGTCAGAATGCAAGTGGTATCCGACTGTGTGGCGGTCATTAGGCCACACAACAGATAGCCGTGCCCTTTCATGTCGCAGGTAGCCGCCGCAGCCGTCGCGTTGGATACCCAACCCGTTGCACTGACAAACGCACCAACTACCGCATTGTTTCCGCAATGAATCATTCGATGTCCTCCTTCTGTGAGGATTGTGTTTCTGTTCTGATCAACCGCCCCGGTTTCGGCCGCGACGTTCTCGCAGCATGTTCACCGGAAGGCGGCGCGTCCGCGGTCTCGACAACCGGAACTTTCGCACGCACCTTCAGCGGCTTGTACTCTTCCGTGGGCACAAGGGCCCCACGCTTACGCAGCGTCAACATCTCGCCACCCGACATGCACATGTTTGGTTCTATGCTATCGCCGGGTAGCCAACCCTTGAACGGCTGCGTGAATGTCCACAAACCAGAAGCCATAGACACCTCCTATTACGACTGGCCCTTGTATCCGACCAGAGGACCTGGCGTCGTGGCATCGCCAGGATTGGCGTGGACGAAGTCGAACCGTTCGATGGCCCGCATTGCGATCTCGTCCGTGTCGAAGTACCTTGACGTATCACGCGCAACTTCGATACCTCGCCGGTTGCCAAACATGCAAGCCTGCGACATATCGCCGAATAGGAACATGATTGCCAGGTTCTGTGCCGCCGTCGTTGTCGGCATAACCTGCGCGATGCGCACAGGGTATCCTAGCAGTCGCGGAGTCAACCCAGTACGGGCGTCTTCCATCGCGGAGCCGCCCAGACCGAACGCTAGTCTTTGGAGACCGAGCGTAAAGCCAACTTGCGACACATACCATGCCGGGTCACCCGACAAAGCATACTCTGGACACAGCGCAAGCGTTCCCTCAAGGTCAGCCCAGTCGAGGGTTGCCCAGCTATCGTTTCCGCCGGTCGTGAATACGCCCGAGCTATCCGTGCCGGCACCGTCGAAGTCGAGCAGCTTGGTACGGATACCAGTGATACCACCGTAGGTCAGCGTGGCGTCGCCGTTGAACCCGCACTGATCTTCCTTCAACGCGAAGGCGTGCGCGGCGTCCATCACGAACTGGTCAGCCATACTGATGATGGAGTCCTCGTCCAACTCGCTCGACATTCTGTTCATAATCGTGAGCTTGTTGGCAACGAGCGTAATCACGTCCCAGGTCGTGTCAGACGCCGTCAGCGCCGCGGCCTCGCCAGCAAAGTACGGAGTAAACCCTGCCGTCTGACGTGGAATATTCTTGGTGTCAGAGCCCATCGGCACGTTCCGGCTGAATTGGCGAATCGTGCCGTACTTCTCACGCAAAAGCACGATCTGCTGATCCATCTCGTCGGGCACGACGGCACCACCAGCGGCGATTGCGCCTTCAATCATAGTACGCTTCTCGGTGACCATGATGTCGTGCCGTTCGCACCACCGCCGCGCAGCCGGGTCGCCAAACAGTTGGCCCTGAATCCACTTGCCAGACCGATAGGCAGCTTCGTGCCCTTCACGCGTATCCGGGAAGGCGCGGGTCTTACCGTACCTCCAGAGCCGGTCCGGGTACATATCCCGCGTCGAGCGGTTGGTGGTCGTGGGATCGATGCGAGTCACGGGAATGTCCCGCGGTTCGCTCAGAGTTGCAACGCGTGCTTGGATCTTTGCGCGGGTCTTGTCGTCGGCCTCACGCTTTTGGATCAACGCATCCATGTCCTCGACGTCTTTGTCGAGCTTAGCGATCTCCTCGTTTTCCTCGGCGCTATAGTTGCGGTCACCTTCACTGGACCGCTTCTCCTCGATGTCTTCGAGCGTCTTGATTTTGTGCTTGCGCTCGTCAAGCAAAACTTCCAGCGTCTGTGCCATCACAGAGCCTCCTGTATGTTAGGTTACACACAGGCGCTCCGCGGGATCTTCCGCGAATACCACCATACTTTGCACAGGCGTTACGTGGGAGCTTCCACGTATA